GCTGATTGGGCGCTCACTCATTCTGCTTATACAGGAAAGTTTACTTTTCCTAATAACGTAGAGTTGAGGCTTTGGTCTTATGAGGCTTCAGAGCGTATGAGGGGTAGTGGTCAGTACTTTGTTGTATGTGACGAGGTGGTATCTTGGGAAGGTAATCCTGGACTTGAAGAGTCTTGGTCTTCCATTATCCGACCTTGTATTACAACTCGTTGGAGTGCAGACGCTGCAAGGCGTTTTAACGCTCCGTCCCCGGGTCGTGCTTTAATTATTAGCACACCTAAGGGTTATGATCACTTCTATGACATGTTCAACTACCAAGACGTTGACAAAGATTGGAAGAGCTATCATTATAGCTACCATAACTCCCCTTATTTGTCGGCTGAAGAAATTGAGAAGGTTAAACTAACTGTTGACCCTCTTAAGTTTGCACGAGAATATGAGGCTTCCTTTGAAGACTCAGGTGCTAACGTATTTTATAACTTTAGTCGTTCGGATCATCTCGATCCTACTATTGAGTGGCCAGAAGAAAACGAAGTAATCTTTCTTGGTATTGACTTTAACGTCGGTATTCAAGCTACCTCTGCTTTTTATAAGCGTGGTGAATCAGTATATTACTTTGATGAATTCATGGGTCACCCTGACACAGACTCCCTAGCAAAAGCTATTAAAGCTCGCTACCCTAATAATCCAATCCGCGCTTTTCCTGACCCCTCCGGGCGTTCAAGAAAGACAAGTGCGGTAGGAGCAACAGATTTTTCGATCCTCGAACAACATGGCATTCGCTGTTTAGCCCGTAAAAAGGCTCCGGCTATTGCTGATTCGGTTCAGGCAGTAAACACTAAACTTAAAAACGCCAAAGGCGAAGTGCATATTAAGTTTGACCCTAAGAGATGTGAAAAGACTGTTAAGTCTATGGAACGTACTTTGTGGTTAGACTCTAACCCTGATTCCCTGGTCATTGATAAGAGATCAGGTGATGAGCACTTTTCTGATGGTATCCGTTATGCTATCGAATATCTATTCCCAGTTACAGGTGGTAAAAAGCGTGTGATTACTGGTGATAGACTCATCTAACTACTGGATTACACTACATGGCTAAGAACCGTAAACGACAAACACGTAAGCGTCAAGAAGACAAACAACATCTACAACAACGTCAAGAAGGATTTGAAAGACCAGCTCGTTCTGTTTTTATTCAACCTAAAAATTATAAACAAGACGAAATGTTAAAGGCAATTGACTTTAATGTGCTTACAGTTGTTATCGGTCCAGCCGGTACAGGTAAAACTTTCTGTACAGGTATGAAGGTAGCTCAGTTATTTTCTACTGGCAAATATGCTAGGATTGTACTAACCCGTGCTAACGTTCCAACCGGCAAATCTCTTGGATTCTTTCCAGGGACAATTGCTGAAAAGATGGAACCATGGCTTGCTCCAATTACTAATGTTTTAAAAGATGGACTTGGTAAAGGACAGTATGAGTATTTGGAACGCAAGGGAAAAATAATAGTACAACCTATTGAAACTATTCGGGGTAACTCTTATGAGGATGCTCTAGTTATCGTAGATGAGGCTCAGAACTTATCTATGGAAGAAATTAAAGCAATCACCACCCGTATTGGTGAAAACAGTAAAATGATCTTAACAGGTGACCCTGCTCAATCAGATGTTAAAAATGGTACAGACCTAAAAAGGTTTTGTGACCTATGTAATAGCAGCAGAATTGATGTAGGTTACATCGAGTTTGGAATCGACGACATCGTAAGAAGTGATATTGTCGGTCAACTAGTTAAGATGTTCTATAACAAAGGAATTTAAACAATGGTAACATCAACAGGCGATGGCCTAAATCCGGCTAATGTATACAGCCAGCGCACTCAATCTAAGAGCGTTGGTGACCCTATTGCAGCCTTTTCTTCTATGCTACCTTTATGGGAGCGTTCAAGAGCTATTCTTGGTGGTGCACGTAAAGCCAAACAGTATGACCAAATCTTAGACAGTTATACTTATGGTAATATGCTAATCCCCTTTAGCCCAACCATGAATCCACAACAATACTCTTTCTATCTTTCAGAAAGTGAACTACCTGGTCTTTCATCTCAGTATAGTAAGGTTATTATCGGTGGTTTACTTCGTAAGAAACCAGAATTAGAACTCCCAAAAGACTGCCCAGAAGAATGCATGGATTGGCTACTAACCGATTTCGGTTCAGATAATGCTAATCTTATCTCATGGCTTCATGAGGCACTTTGGGAAGAACTACAAACTTCACGAGCTTGGATCGGTGTAAACTACCCTGAAGTTCCAGAAGGTGTAGAACTAACTCCAAAAGAACAACGTGACCTTAAGCCCTTCCCAGTTCTCTACAAAGCTGAAAACATTATCAATTGGAAACGTGGCAAACACCCTATTACTGGTGTCGATCGTCTAGAGCAAGTTATTGTTCGTATGCACGAAGAGCGTTTTGTTGATAATGAATTCCATGCAGACATTTTTGATGTTGTTTATGTTCATGAACTTGATGCCGAAGGTTTTTACCAAGTGCGTAAGTTTGAGCGTAAGCAAGATGAATCTGCTGGGGTATCTAACGGTTCAATCAATCTACAACAGGTTGAAAATCGTAGTGACCAAGGAAACAGCTTTACTGAAGTTGGTCGTGCTACACGCATTATTCAAAATGGTGAACGTCTTGAAGAGATCCCTATGTATCCTTTAAATGGTTCTATTGAATGCATGGAACCAATCCTTACTCCTCTAGTAGATAAGGAAATTGCGGTATATAATAAAATGTCTCGTCGTAACCACCTTCTTTATGGTGCAGCGACTTACACACCAGTTGTAGCCTCAGACATTACTGATGAAGAATTTCAAGAAATCGTAGACGCTGGTCTCGGTTCATGGATTCGTGTTCGTCAGGGTGATGAAGTAACCGCTTTGGAAACTCCAACTGATGCTCTTAAAGATTACGACCGTGCTATCAATGATGGCATTAACGAAATCGCTAATCTTGGTGCTCGTATGCTAAACCCAGAAGTTCGTTCAGGACAGTCTGGTATTGAGCTTGACATTCGTCACTCTGCTCAGAAGTCACTCCTATCTGCTTTGAATACTAAGGTATCTCAGCAAATGCGCCGTATTATCGCTATGATGATTAACTGGCGCTATGATATGGGCTACACAGAATCAGACATTATGTTTACTCTATCAGCTGACTTCAACCCATCACCAATCGGTGAACAGTATCTACGTCTAGTTACTGAGTGGTACGAGTCAGGTCTAATCCCACGTTCAGTATGGATTGAGATTGCTAAACAGAATGACGTTATCGATTCAGAATATAATGATGAACTCGGACAAGACGAAATCAAAAATGACGACCTTGTAATGATGGGATTAAACCCACAGCTAGATCCAATGGCTCCTACAGCTTCTAAAGCTCCGGGTCAGGACATGCCAAACAAGGTACGTTAATATGAG